CTGTTGATCCGAACGACGAAGCATCCAGAAACATCCAACACCCCATAGAACCTCAGTCCAGCCATCTCTCTTAATGGGATAAGCTGAACCAGTACCGTGCCCAACAGGGAAGATCATAGAAATCTCTGGGTGCTCATCTAGCTTAGCAGCAAGTTTAGTGTTCCATCTTTCAGTAAGAACTTTAGCATCGTTATCGCAATAAGCGATGTATTCAGACTCTGCCCAATCAAAAAAAATATTCATAGCCCCAGAATATCCAGCATTGTAATCAAGATACTTGGGTACGATTCTAGGATCTTCTTCTGCGTTTTTATCTAGTATTTGTCGGACGGACGGATCTTGTGAATTACTATCCACAACGAGACATCTCCACTCTCCACTTGTTCTCTTTCTAAGAGCTTCTAGTGTATGAGCAAGTTCACCTGGATTTTCATAGCTTGCTATTCCTATATCTAAACTCATTTGATCCACCAACCTCCAACATTTGTAACAAAACCTATTTCCTCCATTAAGGAAGACCATTCATCTGCATATTTATTATTGATAGCAAGATGCATTGGGATACTATTGCCATGCTCTTCATCGCCTATAGCGAAAGCATTCTGAGCGAGAAACCCGCCGCCAGGACGGAGCATATCATAAACCGCTCGTGCCCAGTCTTCAACATTAACTAGATGCTCAAAGAAGTCAAGAGCTACAACCGCATCATAAGATGATTCTTCAAATTCTGGCACCCAATCACCACTGAGAATCATAGGAACTTCTGGATCTACATATGCTACATATCCAGCATTTAAACCACCTTCAAGATCATGATAGGTTGGGTTTAGCCCTGCGGCTTTAAGATCAAAAACAAGATCGCCTATACCATCACCAAGAGAAATGACATCATCCCAATTATTAGCGATACAGTGATTTACTATACCTTCACACATTCCAGAATAGTTGAAACCTTCTTCTAGGTGATATGCTGTTAACTCAAAGATATATGAATCTGTTGTTCGATACCAATGCAGAAGTGAATCTGGATCATTTACATTTGTCTGAGCATCATTAAAATCTTTGGCTACCAGTGCGTGATTATGATGAAAACCTTTTTGGATTCTATCTAAAACCTCTGCATAAGGCTCTCCGAGGAATGAAGATATTTCCTCTGCTCGTTGTTCTGTAGTTCTACTCATTTCTTGCTCCATTCTAAATATGATGTCAATATTGCTTCTTCGATTGGTGTCTTGTATAAACTTCCACGATCCCATGTTGTATCATGTGGTCTTTGAGCTATCCCCTTAAAGAATTCGTGAGAAACACTCTTGATATGTAAAACTCTAGCAGTATCCCAGGCACAATGACATGCAAGATCATATCTAGAAACTCTGATTGGTTGACCAAGATGAACTATTCCGTTCGGCCGCCCTAGTAGAAAATCCCACAAGATACTAGCTGCATCTCTAGACCATAATGGCGAGAAGAAACGATCATTCACTTGTAACTGGTTTTCCTCAGCCATCATCTGCTCTAATGGATTTGCTCTACCAAATGTAGCATCTGGTCTAATACCATAAACAAAAGTTAATCTAGCAATCAATGCATTCTCTAAATTAGAAACTGCTATCTCTGCATTTCTTTTTTGTTTACCATATTCAGTAATCGGATTAGGAATGTCATTATAAGAGTAACGAGGATTCTCCCCAGAGAATACTCCCTGCGTACTTGCCTGTATCATGTAAACATTATTATCATCACACCATCTACTTATAATAGCTGGAGCCTCTTGGTTGATAAATATATACTTATCAGGATCTTTCTCTACGATATCAACATTGTTCTGACCTGACAGATTAAGAATAGCATCAGGCTTTACATGATCTAGATATTCAGCAATAACAGATTCAGAAGTAATATTAAGATCTTGTGTTCTGGTAAAGACTGCTTCTACTCCATTAGGCACGGAAGCTTTCATCTCCTGGCCCACAATACCACCTGCGCCAATTATTAGATGTTTCATAATATAACCTTTGGCGTTATACCCTGCCATAATTCTAACTTAGGCTCTTTGATAATTGATTCTATATGAGAGTTATTATGTCCATGTTGCGCTAGAGAAGAGTATCTTTTGTATTTATTTTGCTTGTCTTCGTCTTTAGCATATCCCAAATGAAGAACATTAATTCCATAATTCTGGTCACTGATCTTCCCTTTAGCAACATAATCAGGCTCAGAACCGCAACCCATAGGTTTATCACTCCACTGACCATTAAGATCATACTTGAAAAGACGTGGGCCTCTAATTGTATTCCACAGTCCATCAGTGCGTGCCCAAAATCCCTGTTCGTCTACCTTAAATATCTCAGGGAATGGAAGAATAATGCCAACAGATCCGCTTGACTCCGCACGACCGATAGCCGCCTCTAGTGTTTTTCTAACATCTTGTGATGCTACTGGAAATTCATCTGCATCGAATGAGAGAATCCAATCAGCTAAATTAGGTTTCATAACTTGCTCAAAAGCTCTCCATGCAGCGTAACGGAACTTCCCCTCGTGATTCAGGAATGAAGGTCTACTATCTGGGCGACGAACAACACGACACCCTAGATCCATAGCGAGTTCTGCTGAACCATCAGTGGACCTGTCATCATATACGAATATCTCATCCAAGAACGTAAAAGCGTGATTAATACAATCTTCTAAATAACGATCCTTCTCATTCTTGATGACCATAGACCCTATAATTCTAGTCATGTAAAATACCGTGCCTTTCGCAAAACTCTCTAAAACTCTTCTGTCCATTTTTAAAGTTATCGTCCTGTGAACCTAAGGGGCTAGATTTATGCCACTCATGTATCATCTCTGCCGTACCAAGATATACACACTTATAATCGTGAGCAGTAACGTGGTAGCTGTATAGAGTCTCTTCAAAGAAGTGCTTGAATGGAGGCCACGCTCCTACGGAGTCTGGGAACATCTCCTTGTAGATATTACACTGCATCATCTCTTCCCACACTTTTCTTCGGGTGAAATATGCGGAACCTGACACAGTGACAGCTTCTTGGATATCTCTATACTCTTGTTTATTCTTCGAACCCCATCCACGATGTTGAGGTTTCTCGTTAGAACCCAAAATACCGCCGTGTGTTATCTTGCCATCTGATGCGTATTGCATCGGGCCAACAACAGCTACGTCGGGATTATTATCCATATACTCTACGCACTTATCAACACAGTCATCATTAATAAATTCTGTATCTGAATTAAGAAATGCTATGTAATCAGAATCGCTAAGACTTGCTCCGAAGTTACAAGCTTTAGCATAGCCAAGATTCTCCTTAAACGGAAAGACAGTTGCAGAAGAAGTATCCACCTTATATAACTTCTCTGAGTTAGTCTCATTATCTATGATAATTAATCTTGGATTGCTTTGCGGAGTAAACTTCTCATACGACTTAATAAAATTATCCATCAAGTCATACGTCTTATAGTTCACCATTATCAAATCTATACTGCTAGTACCCAACTCTTTTATCCTTCCGATCTAACCAATCCTTATACATGACGTGCTTACTGGCAGACCGGCCGTCATAGTAAATATTCAATTCACTAGCCGCTATTGCCCAACCCAAATCTTCGCCGTTGTTATGATACTGGTAATCCACATTATAAGCTGGGTCAGTCATCATCTTAATTCCCATGATTATATCAACGGGAAAAACTCCATCAGAAATGATTCTCTTAAATCCTTGTTTCGATGCTTTATTATTCCAAGAAGCTACATTTGTAGTTCGTTGGTCCATTTGATCGAAGTATGTTAACCCACCAACCGCATCTGCATTACATTGTACCACAGTTTCATACAAATTGCAAATAGTTTTTGGATTAATTAATATATCTGAATCAAGAGAGAGGAATAAATCAGGAGCCTGTTTTCTGACATACTCTAACATCGTGTTCCGCAGAAATGCCATATGACGGAATCTCTCTTTATCTCCCCAGGATCTTTCCTCTGGAATCTCTGGCTCAGTAACCTTTATGATCTTAGTGGAGTTCCAAGATGACAGCATTTCTATAGTCTCTTCGTCATCCTCGCCAACAACAAATACATAAGAGCAATACCAATCATCTGGTACGGCTTCCTCTACATATTGTTTCCATGTTGGTAATATCCAAGTTCTATTTCTTGTTGGACATCCAATGATAATATCAATCACTTAAGTTCCTTTTAATCTCTTTAAGAGATTCTTCTAAAGCCAGCCTATCGTCAAGCGTATCGGTTGATAACATCTGTGCTCTGGGGATTCCCATTTCCTCTTCTATTAACCATGCATGTTTCTCTGGAAAGTTTTCCTCTAACCACTTCATCGAAACAGCTCTGTTATTGTCAAACCAATAATGACAATTATTTAGCTTAGAATTACATAAAGCTAAACAGTTCATCTGCGACCAACGTATAGCTTTCTTACTTCTTTTCTCTATATGCGCCCACTCTATAGTAGAACTATCTCCGACTCTCCCGCATCTCTGACAGGTATAATCAGCAAGTTCTTTACATATGTGACGAGCCAAAACATCCAAACGGCGACCCACAGAAGTAAGTGTCTGCTTCTTTTTCTTCTTGGGTCCAGCCATTAAATTTCTTTCATTCTTTCTTGCATATATTGAGCTATATCGGTAATCTTAACTTCCGACATATCTAAAAATCTTTCAGGTTCCTCGGGAAGTCTCCAGGCTTGATTCCCTATGAAACAATCTACGTCAACATAACCAATAGTTCTTCTATTGATAACCTCTTGTCGCAGGTGGTCATAGGATTCATAACTGTCTTTCCCAACCATACTCAGGTTGGTATCAATCACATAAAGACCTAGATCGTCTAATGCTCCCGTTAGCTCATCAATTAGTTTAATAAAAATCTCTTTAGAATCCATAAGGTGAGAGGGAGGGGGATCTCACCCCTCCCGAAACTCCTAGCCCTGATAAGTATCGTCTGATGGACCAATACCTACCTTGGGAGCAACGTTGCCCGCACCGATAGGCTTCCATACACCATAGTATGATGCGATAGTAACAACTACAGTACCTACCCATGTAGTTAACATTTCTACAGTTAGAAGGCCAGCGTTGGCATCTACCTGACTCAATAGCGCAGCAACACCTGTAAGTACAAGCATGACTACAGTTTTACCCTTCTCTGATAGTGTTGATTTAGTTACTAAACCAATTACCAAAGGAAGGAAAAATGCTAGAAATGGCAACCAGACAGACACCTGATTTAGTACGTCTTGCATATTTATTCTCCTTTTTCTTTATTTGTATAAGCCGGTTGATGTCTCTTTCGGAGTTGGAAGAATCTATCATAAAGTTCTCTGTCCCAAACAATTTCTTCGGGCTTGTAAAGAACCTTAAAATTCCACCTATCAACCTTTTCAAGAAACCCTAGAGTTTCAAAATCTTTATAAAAATTACCAATTGCTTCTCTACTCATATCAATGGCTTCTGCCATATCTTTCTGAGTATACATTATAACACCAGTTCTGTCAATGTTATCGTAAAGATATTGATAGATCTGTTCTGGGTTATATCCTCTACGTCCTTTACCTTCTTTGGTTGGACCTAGATCAAGAAATTTAGATACTTCTTTATTCTTTCTCATTCAACCTCCTGATACATTAAATATGCGTCAGAGAATTCCCCTTCTAGATTTGCTTTAGAATATTCAACAACCTCTCTCTCGAAAAAGTTACCAAATGTCTTACCCATCATTGAGTCAATCCATTCTAACGGATTCTCTTTAACGTGCCAATTTTTCTTAAAGCCTAACTGTTGGAGTCTGTAGTCTGCGACATATCTAACATATTTCTTAACGTCTTCCTTATCTAAGTTATCGACGCCCCCGAGCTTAAATGCCCTATCTATGAAAGAATCCTCTAACTTCACAAGCTTTCTAGCGGTTCTATATACTTCTTTTTTGAACACATCATCTACAATAGTTGGATGCTCATCTAAGAATTCTCTGAAGAGAGCGCAGTTACCTTCAATGTGGATTGACTCATCTACCATGCTCCATCTTACGATGTCACACATGCCCGGAAGCTTACCTAGGCGATCGAAGTTGAGCAACATAGCGAACGAGGCAAAGAGACTGATACCCTCCATCATAGTCTGCTTGGCGAGATAAACAGCAAACTCTTTTTGAGTCTTGCCGATCTGCTCAGTCATAAACTCGTGCTTCTCTTTCATCTCCTGATACTCTAGGAATTCAAAGTAGAAGTTCTCGCCAAAACCTAGAGTATCGGAAAGCAAAGCATATGCTCTCTGATGCGTAGCCTCTCTAGCTGCGAAGGAACCGAACATGTTACGAGCCTCGTTATTTTTGATAACAGGAATCAGCTTCTCGTAATATGCCTGCCCAACATTCACATCGCTCTGCGTAAAGATTCTAAGGATATTAGAAATAAGATCTTTCTCTGCATCTGTGATCTTACCGTTCTTCCACTGAGTTACATCGATGCCCAGCTTGGCCTCATGCTCAAACCAGTGTACCTTCTCATGCTTGACGGTGATGTCTACGAAGTTGTGATACGTTGGAGTGTAGACCTCCGAATACTTAGTTAGACTCATTCCATACTCCTTCTCATCTGCAATTCTCGCAGAGCTTCATGTCCATATTTTAGCATTTGCGTAGCATAACGATTCGCCGTTCCGTTATCCAGAAACCAATTGCAGAATTCAAGATTGAGTTGTATCAACTCTTCAAGCTTTGCATCACTCACACCGAAGGTCACCTTGGGTACCCCAGCAGTTCTTGTGGAATCTCTGTGATGGGCGGGCCGGGTGGTGGCAGTTCTACATCTAGCCATGCTGAACCATAGGCTGCCCTCGGCTCAGTTGCCATGATCGAATAGCCTGTCCCAGACTTGGGGTAATTAACCCGAGCAGGCAACGCAGTCGTCTCCTGCCCAATCTTCGATGACCTTCCGCTCAATCTCCTTAACCACGTCAGCATTAATGCCTCTTTCCATTCTTGAATAATATAGACTCTTCACATATTCAGAAGTAAGAGCCTTAAGATGTACTGAATTATAATATGTTCTAGAAACGCCTGATGGGAAGAAAAGATTCAAACTCTGTGACTGGCATACATACTGCTGACGAGCATCTGCTTGCTCTATCAGCCAGTGCTGATCAATCTCAAAGGCAGTCTTGAAGACTTCTTTTTCTTCAATTGAAAGATATTCCAGGTGTTGTACTGACCCATCGTGAGCAATGATATCTCTCCACTGTTCGGTTACCCATTCATCAGGTTCGAAAATTCCATCTAGACCTAGCGCAATAGAATATAGAAGCTTGTCTAGATAAGGGTTCTTCACGGTAAATGTACCTGCTCTAGTTGACTGAGAATAAGTATTACCAGAGACTGGTTCGATACTAGGTGAAGTTCCAAGAATAACTGAGTTGTTAGAGTTAGGAGCGATAGCAAATAGATGACTATTGCGTCTACCTGAACCAACTAAGTCTTCAGGCTCTCCACGAAGAACTGCTAGTTTCTCAGTCTGCTCGACGGCCTGTGCTTTGATCTTTGAGAAGATCATATGTGTTTGCTGAACACCTGAGCCGAAACCTCCACCCTCAAAAGGAATACCCTTCGACTGAAGATAGTAGTGCCAACCCATTGTACCAATACCGATTGCTCGCTCAGCTTTCGCAGAAGCAACAGCTTTCGCTAGCGGTTCAGGAGCCTTCTCAATAAAGTATTGAATAACATTATCTAGATATGTAACCAAATCTGCTACAAGACTTGTATCCTGCCATTCATCATACTTCTCTAGGTTCAAAGAAGATAAGCAGCATACGAAAGTTCTGTCTTCGCTAGATGGAAGAGTAATCTCAATACAGATATTAGAACCCTTGATAGAAAGACCCTTATCCTTCTGGACCTTAGGCAGCGCTCTGTTAGCGGTATCAATTTTAAAGATGTAAGGTTCACCAGTTAGGGCACGAGTTTCTAGAATTTCCTCCCAGATATCACGAGCCTTTACCGTTTCTCTAATGTCTCCGGTATGTGGACATACTAGATTAAAATCTTTATCAGCCAATACAGCAGCGATAAATTCGTCAGTGACATTTACCGCAGAGTGAAACTGCTTACGGTTATCTGACTTGCGAGATGAATCTCCACCTGATGGAATACGGAAGCGGATATGCTCAATAATATCAGGATGAGAAACATCCATGTAGTACGCACAGGCACCACGACGGTTCTTCGATTGCTGATAGTAACCAATCAGGCCGTCCATAGTTTTCATATATGGGATAGGTCCTGGGGCTTTGTTCGATGTAGCACGAATACCATTGTGGAGTCCAACTCCACCACCAGCTACTGAAAGAGCTGCAAGTTCCTTATTCGCATCCATCTGACCATCAATAGTATCAGGAACATACATAGCGAAGCAGTTATGAACTACGATGCCACCAACGGAAAAACTGTGATCGTCAGAAACTCTTATGTCATATACGGTTTCGTTATTGTATAGTTTGGAAATAGATCTAATTGGGCAATATACTAAACCATCTTCAAATTCTATTCCAGCAGAAACGGTCTTCTTATTCCTTGAGAGTTGCCATTCACGTAAAGTTAATGAGTAAACATATCTAGTTGTTGATAGTTTACTCTTCTTGCCTGTGAAATTCATACTAACAGGATGGCCCAATTTTAGTGCAATATTGTATAGACCACCTAAAAGATATGGATTTGAAATTGTAATCTTAGCGTCAAAGTTTACATCTATAGACCCGTCTCCATCAACAAATCCAGACAAGAATCTATGTAAAAAGTCCTTAGGTAAATCAATAATCCATTCCGGTATCTCTTTTGTTTTAGCATTTTCCCCAAATTCTTCATCAAAGAATCTAGCCAAACGGCATCCAGAAATCCAACCGTTACACCAAGAGTTACCATTACCGTCAGTAACCACGGAATAATTACCATTAACAGCGAACTTGCTAGACATAATGTCTAACCACTCCTGAACAATATCCAACTCGTCAATAGACATGGTAATTTTTAATCCATTACCAAGACCTTTATTATCTCTGGCCACGGAACCCTCCGCAAACCAAAGACCAAGTGCCCAAGATAAATCTTCATCAATGTCCACAACCATTGGCCTTACATTCTCTGAAAATGATGTAGAGTTTCCACCTTCTGGCATTATCACTGTTGAAAGATCAATTTTGTGATACTGTGAATCCTTGAATTGAACAACATTATTTACTGCAACTAAATGCTTATTTGCGTCTAATTCCGCTACAGGCACCCAACCCAAATTCGTTTTAACAGGATGATTACCAGTAATCTTGACTTTAGTGCTTCTAGTACCAATAATCATTTCATAAAGATCGTCAGTTGAATGACGAGTCCAAATTTCCTCTACCGGCTTCCAATTTCCGGCATGAGTAAGAACTAGATCGCCAACTTCTAGATCTGACATATACTTGATGCCATTGTAGGTATTTATTGGCATATCACCAGTTAAACAACTGATTGGCATTGATCTAGGATCATCACCGACAAAGCTGGTAGTCAGATTGAAGTTAGGATCTTTCCCCAAGCGCCCATTTTTAGTATTCCATTCACCTTTAGGTGCATTGCTGAGAATAGGACTAGCAAACATGAACCAGCCATTCCAAGCAGCCTCATAAACACGCTGAGCGAGTTCATAATCACCGAAACAAAACGCCTCGGCAGCCCGAGCTAACGCATCATCAAAAGTTTCACCTTTCTGAAGATAAAACCCGTCCAATAATGCTGTAGAGAAATCGTTAATGTAATCTGGATCAAACCCTTTTTTCTTAATTTTCATGCAAACTCCCCGGCTAGATATTTCAGTAGTGTAGAATAGATAACGTCATATAACATGAATTTGATCCTGAAGTTTCTTCAAAGCGTCATCATACATTTTACTGACCTGTTTAATGTTGATATCCAGCATAGCTGCTATCTCATTCAACTTCTTTTCCTCATAGATGTAAAGGAAAACAATAATAGACTCCTGTTCATCCAAAGAAAACAAACTTTTCTCCAAAACAGTGCTCATCTCATCCATTTCAAGATCGAACCCTATCTCAGAAGCTGAAGAATCAGGAATAAACTCCCGAAGAGAAAAAGACTCGTGAGTAGAATCAGAAATATATTCATCAATATTCACATTGAAAGACTCAATATACTGAGACTGAATCTCCAACACTTCCTCTTCTCTCCAACCCAACCTTTCAGCAATATCTTTAGTAGTAGGTTGTCTCTGCAAAGCCTCAAACAAAGCATCCTCAGTCTGAGAAACCAACTTAAACTTCAAACGAGAATACCGGGAAATCCAATCAAAATTTCTTAAACCAGTATTAATCTCACCCTGAATACGATTAGTCGCATACGTCTCAAACTTGAAACCCTTATCAGGATCAAACTTTTCGATAGCGTCAACCAACCCAAAAAAACCGTCCGAAACCAAATCGCCAACCTCAATCTCAGGAGGAAGTTTCGACTTACTTTTCAAAGCAAGAACCTCAAGCAACGGAAGATACGCCTCAACTAAATCGTTAAAAACCTTCTTGTCCTTACGATTCTTAGCATAACTCTCCCAAAGATCGTTCTTCTGCTCCTTCGTAAAAGTTTTTTTGTTATTCAGAATCAAGATTTCCTCCTTCGATATAAGAAACATTATAGCATAAACTAAGAGGATTGTCAAGTAGAGAACAACCCAAGAAGGAAAAAATTCCGCTGTCATTCTTTTTATCCCGAAGCCCAAAGCGGTGAATAGTTAAATCCCCCCGCAAACCACCCACAAAAGTAGGGATTCACAAGGAGATTCGACTTAAGCATTCTTTTTAGAGCCGTCAGCCCTGAAGGGAGCCTAGTCAAATACAGCCGAAGCTGTCAGCACGGAACGTCGAGACATAATGTCTCAGTATCATAAGGTTTTAGTTTAGAATATCTACCCAGGTCTGCCTTGACAAGAAAAACCTTATATCTGGGATGCTTACTGGCGCTTAAGGACGAAGCTAGCCCTACATCAAAGATGCTCCACATACGGTATGGCCCCCGACAAGGTTTGAACCTTGCTCTCGTCTATTGGACTAAACTTGAAAGACACTATAACATAACTTTCAGAACTTGTCAAGTTGACAAAATAAAAAGTCTGTGTTATAATTAATTGTCGTTAAATACTATAACGACAATTACGAGGAAACCGTCCCAAACCAAGGAGTAGATTTTGAACAACAAAGGTTCAATAACCAACTATGAACATCTTGATATTCTTGAAGACCTCTGGAAATCAGGACTTCGTGCTAAGAAGATCATGAAATACATTGAAGAGAATGGTTTACCAGAGGTATCTGAAAAAGCTTTGGCTAAGCATGGTCAAAGATACTGGAATGAACCTAAAGTTGAAGTAGAAGCTACTCCTGGCGACATTGAAGACGCATTGCGACAAGCTGAATCTCTTGGTACCGTAAGCCGTATCAGTGTCAGTAAAACAGGTTTTAACATTTCTATTACACCAAAATCTGTCGTCAAGGATGCTGATGATATCAGAAAGCTCCCTAAGGCCCCTAGAAACGCTTCTAAGCGTGGCAGAGCTAAAAGTGGTACAAGTACCCATGTTATCATACCGGACACTCAGATCGAACCAGGGAGAAGCTCAGAGCATCTGTATTGGGCTTCACAATACATTGGCGATAACGTCGCAGCAGAAAACGTTAAACTTATCCATCTAGGCGACCATTGGAATATGGGATCACTATCCTCATACGACAAAGGCAAGAAGTCAATGGAAGGAAAAAGATACATTGCTGACATAGAAGCAGGCAATGAAAGCTTCACGCTACTGGACTCGGCTATTGCCGACAGAGATTGGGAAAGACACTTCTTGATGGGCAACCACGAGAACCGTGTCAACAAAGCCGTGGAATCAGACGCACAGATCGAAGGGTTATTAACCACAGATCACATGCTCACACCCGGCTGGAACCGACATGACTTCCTAGAACCAGTCAGCCTAGACGGAGTATGGTACTCACACTACTGGTACAACCATAATACAGGAAAACCATTAGGTGGCGTTGTCGACACACGCCTCAAAACTGTAGGAC